GGCCGCGCCGCCCGTCACGCGCAGGTCGAGCGTCTCGCCCTGCCCGAGCACGACGGCCGACACGCGGAACGCCACGTGGTGTCCGTCGACGGTGACGATCGCCGGACCCGTCGCGGTGACGTTGTGCTCGGCGACCTGCACCCAGGTGTACGAGCCGTCCGCGTTCCGACGGTGGAAGAGGACCTGCACCGTTGCCGTGCGGTTCGATACGAGGCGGACGTTCGTCCACTCGCGCGCGTCGAGGATGACGCTGTCGGGGTCCTGCAACGCAGCGGGCGTCCAGTCCGCCGCGTCCGTCTGCGCGATCGCACTGCGCACCGTGGCCCAGCCGCTGGGCCCGTAGAGCCTACGCTTCGTGGGAGCCGCCATCGTCGTCCACCTCGTCGCGCCTCGCGGCGCCGTCGTCCTGCGCCAGCGCGCGCGTGCGCGCCGCCGCCACCACACCCTCGCGCCCGCGAGCCGCGCGCAACGCGTCGGCCATGAGCGTTCGCAGCTCGCCCCCCGCGGCGCCCTCGACCGGGCTCACCCCCACGGCGCCGGCGCCGGCCGGCGTGACCTCTTCCGTGCCCATCTCGTCCCCGCTGAACGGACGGTACCCGGCGAGCGTGAACTGCGCCGGCTGGCGCGCCCACTCCTGGTCGATCGGAGGGAGCTCACGCCCGAGCGCGTCCGCCATGATCTCGCGCGACTCGTTCGGCACGATCGCGCCGGCCGTGTTCATCTGCGCGACGACGTTGGCCATCGTCTCCGGGTCGCGCGTGCGCAACGCGAGCGAGCGGAAGCGCCACAGACGCACGCCGAGCACGGGCAGGAGCACGCGGTTCATCCACCCGTCGAACTCCATCCGCTCGGGCTCGAAGACCTGGTCGTCTGCGAAGCGCAGCGAAGCGAGCGCGGTCGAGCGGTTGATGTCCTTCACGTCGCCACGCAGGAGCCGCGGAAGCCGGAAGGCCGACCCAACCTTGTCTGCGTTGCGCTCGTCGTAGTTGAGGAACAGCGCGTCGCCCTGCTGTGCGTCCACGAGCCGTTCGAACTTGAGCTGCGCCGTCTGTCCATTGCCTGGCAGGTCGCCCTCGGCTGGGGCAGCTTCGATCACGAGGATCTTGTGGAAGTTCGCGCGCCCCTTCAGGTTGTTCTCGACGAACCCGGTGATCTTCTCGACGGACTCCGCAGCGAGCCGTCCGCCAGACACGAGCAGCGCGAGAGGCGGCACACCCTTNTTGTCGAAGTAGGCGTAGTTCACGTCCTCGGCCGCGCGGGTACCAAGCACCGCGAGCAGCACACCGATCCAGCGTGGAATGCCGTAGCCGCCGCCACCACGCCCGATGGTGAAGTGGATCATCTCGTTCGCGGCAGACCCAAGCGGCTCCGCCGACTTGAGCGCAGCGTCGTCCTTGTAGACCGCACCGGTCACGCGCGAGACGACGCGCGGATCGCCGAACTGCTTGAACCACACCACCGACCGCGAAGTGCCTTCGGTGACCTGCACGAAGCGCCGGAAGAATCGATGCTGCTTGAGCGTCTCCCATCGCGTGAGCCCGACAGGCACGCGGTCCTCGACCTCGACGGGCGTCTTCTCGAGCGCGGTGATCCGCATCGTGCTCGGCGGTACGCGCACGAGCCGCGCAACCCGACCGCGCGCATCGCGCAACACCTCCCAGTACGCGTTACCGACCGACTCGATGTCGCCGCGTGTCTCGCGCCGCAGCTGCGTGAACGACCCGTTCGGGTTGGCGAAATCGATGAACGTCGTAAGGCGCGCACGTTCCACGCGGGCCGCACGCTTGAGACGCGCGACGAGCGCGTCGACCTCCTCATCCGACGGCGACTCGACGTCGTACTCGCTGTCGGTCGGTCGTGCATCCGTAGCTGCGTCCGTGCCAACGTGCTGGTCGACACGGTCGATCCACATCGCCTCGCGCACGTGCTCGCGCGCCTCGTCCGAGTCGAGGTCCACCACCGGTTCAAGGCGGTGGCCGAGCCCGTCGATGTTCGTGACGTAGGCCTCGATGTTCTGCGGGAGGCACGACGAGTTCTCGATGATCTGCAAAAGGCGATCAGGCGAGTACGGGGGCGGCACCGTGTTCGTGCGCTGGTAGAACTCGCGGTCCTCGTCCGTCGTCTGCACCGCGGTGGGCGCGTCAACCTCCGCGCCGATCACGGTCGCCTTGAGAACGACCACCCGGTTGTCGTCGTGGACTTCGAGCATCGCCGGATCAGGCACGACGCTACTCCTTCGCGTAGACGACGCACGAAACTGCGCCGTCCTGGCAGATGCTGATGGACCGCAGCTCGCGTCCGTGCGACGCGACGAGCGTGCGGACGGACGCAATCGCTGCGTCGACGTCGCGCGCGGCAACATCCGCGCTTGGCAGCGGTCGCGGAGAACCAGGAGGGTGCCGCACGACGGTTGCCCGGCCCACGGGTTGCACGACTGGTCGCGCGACCTCGAACATCCGCACCGGCCACCTACGCACGCCGCTCATCGCCATGCCCTCCGCGATCAGCCTATCACACGAACGCCCACCGTCGCAGGCCTGCGCTCGGTGCGTCGGATCACGTCGCGCACGAACCAGCTCGCCATGATCCGGTCCGGCGTGTGCTCATGCGGGTCGTAGAACATGAGATCCCGCACCCACTTGTCGAACTCCGGTGCGAGCTTCCCGTTGATGTTCGGGATGCCCCACTTCCCCGCGGCGAACTCGGCTGCGATCGACTCCACGCCCATCTCGGGGTGGAGCTTCGCTGCGCCGGTCGTGAACGGGATGATCGGCACGCTCGAGTCTCTCTCCCGCGCGAACTGGATGATGTAGGTCTGCGCCGCGTTGTCCTCGCAGATGACCACGCTACCGTAGCGGTCATGAACGTCGACGATCCGCTCGATGATCTCGGGACCGGGCCACCGTCCAGCCACGATCTCGACTGGACGACGCTTACCGTCAGCGCATTGCGCCACCGTGAAGAGCACGGACTCGTGCCCGCTCTCACGCCCCACCGCCAGGTCAACCCCCGTGTAGAGCCGGAAACGCGGACGTTCGTCGCCGGCTTGCAACCGCACCGCCGCGTCCGCAGCCTGGCGCAGCTCCTCGTGCGACATGTCCGCGTGCTCCTCGCGCCACGCTGGGTCGCGCAGAAGCTGTGCGCGACGATGCGTGTCGCGCGCCTCAATATCCTCGACGCTGATGCCGGTCAGAACGTGCACCCACTGCGGGTCGTTCAAGAGCTCGTCGAGTGACCGAACGGGCTTCAGGCCCGCGCCGTTGCGGATGCAGGTGCGAATCCAGTCTTCCTGGAACTTCGTGTCCGACAGCGTGCGCGGCTGGCACATCATCTGCCGCGCGAACTCGAAGGGCGTGAGNTCCTGACGCTTCGCCTCGATGCGCTCGGGCGACCANCGATCGGGCCATGCAGACGTTCCGTCCGGCAGCAGGATCGGGTACGCGCGTGCAGTCCACCCAGGCGACCGCGACAACCGGAACATCATGTCGTCGTGGTGCCACGCGTTGCCGAGGATACGAACCCACGCGGCCTTCGTGAGACGGCCGCTCAACGCGGCGTGGTACCAGGCCCACGTGTCCTCGCGGTGCCGCGCGTTCTGCGTGTTCTCGAAGTCGAGGATGTCGTCGATCAGCACGAAGTCGAGACGGGCGCCGACGATGTTGCCGTGGAGACCGAGTGCCTGGATCGTCGGGTCCTTCGACCGCACCGGACGCTCGACTGTGAGCTGCGCCTGCGTCCACGGCTGGCCAGGCTTCAGGTCAGGGAAGACGGCCTTCACCTCCGGCGAGGACTGAATGTACTTGCCGACGTATGCGACGATCTTCTCGGCCTGCCGCTGCGTATTGCTGACGACGGCTCCACGGATGTTGGGATTCCGTCCGATCTCCCAAATGAGCCGCCCCACCGAGATCTGGTTCGTCTTCCCGCTCTCGAGGTGCGACCAGATGATCGTGCGGTCGCTGGTGCTACAGAGGTCGTGCCACTCCTCGTGGTACGGCGCGAGCGCGATCGGGCGGCCCGTGAACTCATCGCGCAGCACGAGCTCGCAGAACGTGGCCGCACTCTCGCGTGCCGCCTGGATGCGCGCACGCCGTGAAGCGTTCGCACGGTCGAACGAGGCCTCGTCGGAGTTCGGCTGTTGTGGCTTCTTGCCGGCCAAGCGGGGCTCCTAAACGGAAAACGCTCGTACCGTCCCCGGGAGGTCTTCGGCGCGGCGGACGCCGGACGGGTGCGGCACGAGCGCGGTGGGATGGTACATCATGCCGCGGTGCCGTTCCTATCCCGCGACACGAGGTCGTTCGTCGGCGCCGGCGCGGGGGGCGTCACGTCGATGGGAATGGGCTTCTCGCCCTTGAGGCGCGCGACGGCGCGCGCGGCCATCTTCACCTCGTACTCCATCTCCTCGACGTTCGCGAACTGCACAACATGGCCCACCACCTGGTCGGGTTCGCCCAGGAGCTTCTTGTCCATCGCCTGGACGGCCGCGCTCGCGTCCATCGCCGACCGCAGCGTCGTGCCGATCTCGCGCAGCAACCCGATCGCCTCTTTCGGTTCGATCTTCGTGGTGTCGATCAGCTCCTCAGCCTTCTTCGCGAGCTTCGTAGCCACGACCGTCAAGCTGCGCAGGCTCTCGAGGAACGTGATCGTGGACTCGCGCGCCGCACGCACCATGCGCGCTTCCGCCACCCGCGACTCGACGACGTCCGCCCGGACGAGCGCGGTGTCCCTTGCCACCGCCGCTTCCGCCAACGACTCCGTCGCGAGCGCCGCGCGCGTGGCCTTCACCTCCTCGTCGAGGACCTCGCGGATAGGCCGTAGCCCGAGGCGCGGCCACCCAACCAGGTACGCCTTGCGCACGGTCTTGAAGTCGCAGCCGAGCTCGCGCGCCAGCGGCTTGAACGACGGGCCGCGCTCCCGCATGAGCGTGAGGATGCGGTCGTAGAACTCCTGATCGACCTTCACGGCGTCGGCGGACATGTTCTCAGGGTACCTCCCGACGGACGACTGGCCAACTCGGTCAGAACGGACCGTCGACGGGCCCGATGGTCTCGAGGAGCAACCGCGCGCTCTGCCGTGCGTCGGCGAGCGGGTCGTGTGCGGGTAGCTCGTTCTCGCGACGCGCGAACGTCCCGATGGGATCGTGGCCGGCGTCGAGCCGCACGCTCGCGATGTCGATGAGCGGGTAGGGCGCATCTTGCTCGCGCCGTGGGTCTTCCTCCACTCCGCGCGCCAGGAACCTGGCCTCGCACGGCCACGGCACGTCCGCGGCGAGCACCGCGCCGCGCTCGCGCCACTCGCGCCAGGCGCGCCAGAAGGCCTCGCGCACGCGCCGCGGGCACGACACGTACCCGTCCCCGTCGGCGGTGCTCCACTTNTCCCACGGCACGTTCATGGCCACCCACGCGCGATTCGCGTCGTCAGCCTCCGGCGTAGCGCGCGACCCTTCCGCCTCGATCGGGTGGCACCAGATGCGTCCGGCCGCGTGCTCGACGCCGTCGCGGTCGACCACGACGTAGCCCACCGCGAACGCTTCACCGTACAGGCCGATCGTCTCCACGTCGAAGACGAACCAGAACGTCTGTGCCGTCGTCGTCATCCCAATCTCCATCCCAGTCGTTCAGGTCCATCGTCTTGCACGACGTCATGCAACCTCGCGGTCGAGGATGCGCTTCACCGTGACGTGGTTCCACACGGTGCCGCTGCGGTGCTTGCGCCCGCGCGTACCTGGCGACGGGTGCAGCTCGCCGGTGAGCATGCGCGCGATCGCGCGGTAGCTCATCCCCGTGGTCGCCAGCACACGCGCGCGCGCGATGGCTGCCTGTTCCCACACGTCGTCGAGGAGCTTGTTGCCGATGCGGCGCTTGCCGAACGGCACGGGCCCGTAGACCTCCCCACGATCGCGCTTGAACCGCAGCACTGTGGCGGTGCGCTCACCGGTCTGCTCGCGCTCGAGCTGGGCCAGGTTCGCCAGCATGGCGACGAAGAACCGGCCGACCGCCGAGCTCGTGTCGAGGTTCTCGGTGAGCGAGACGAGCGCCACGTCGTGCTCGCGGCAGAACTCGATAAGCCGTTCTGCATCCGCGCGGCCGCGCGTCACGCGGTCGAGCTTGACGGAGACGATGCGCGCGACGCCGCCGGCCTCTGCGCGCTCGAGGACGCGCGCGAACGCAGGACGCCGCATGTCCTTGGCGCTCTTGGCCTCGACGACGAGCTCCACGTTGTCCCACGCGTGCGCGGTCGCGAACGCGCGCAGACGCGCCGACTGCTCGGGCAGGCTCAGCCCCTTCTCGGCCTGCTTGCCGGTGCTGACGCGGACGTAGAGAACGGTCACGCCGTCGGACGACATGCTGCCCTCCGCAGCCGCGCGGACTTCACGCGCGGCGGCTTGGTCGACAGCCCGAGCATCCAGTCGCTCGTGAGCCCGTCGACGAACTTGCTGTAGACGCAGATGAGGCGGCGCAGCGTGGCCGTGTTGACCGCGTGCTTCCCGCTCTCGATCCGGTGCATGTACTGGTGGCTGGAGCCGTAGAAGCTCGCGACTTGCGGAAGCGTGAGCCCAGCCATGCGCCGGACTTCGTACACACGCCGGCCAGTCATCGCGCGCAGCTGGGGGATGTCCATCTCAATCATGGTGCCGAGGTTCGCACCGACACGGCCAGCCGTCAACCGTTCGGATGCACACGAAGAAAATGGCCCGGCCCCGCGTGGGGACGACGGTTGGACGG